ACCAGGCTGAAAGTGACCAGTAGTACTGTTATTATAAATTAAATCTTCGAGATTTATTACATTTCCTTCATCGTCCATCACGTTGGCCACAATGCTCTGCACTATACCTAATTTTTTAACCTTAGCAGGCGGTGATATAAACACTGGCATTTCGAACTCTAAACTGCAGATGTCTATGTCGCTTTCTGACCCCTGTGGTATGGTTCTACTTGAAAAAATAGTGCTGGTCAGATACATGGCGCTAAGGCTGGTCCAGTCAATGTAGTTGTCTGTGGTCTGGAGTTCTAGGCTGGGATTAAACAATACCAGTATCTGTTCCAGCAACTGTAGTTTTTGATCGGTGTTAGAAGTCCACAGATCTGCCTTCATGGTCAATTTAAACGGAGTAGGCATTAATCGTTCTACTGTATAGCTGCCGCCTTGTGCGCCAGTGTATTCTCTAGTACCACCAGCGTCTGTGAATCTGCGTTCTCGGATATGTATCTTTGAAATAAACGTAGGATCACTGAGTCTGTTGGTATCCATTTCAAGACCTGTGATATAACAGGCTATCCTTGGCACCGTAGGCATTTTATTTTCTGAGTTATCTTTGATGATGCTGGCCACTTGCCTAGTTAGATCTCCGTACATCACAGGTATCTGCCGCTGGTCGCCGTCACCTGCTTGATACTTGAATCCAATAAACACACGCATGAACTGTGTGACATAGCGTCTTATCTGTCCGTCATAGTGAAAATCCATTATTCGTCTGCCTCAGGTCTAAGAGCCTTGCTGAGACTCTGCTTTTCTTTGACTGTGTGTCCGTCAATGGTTCTCACAGTAGTGTTATTAATGAATGTAGATTTTTGTGTCTTCCTCACATCCTTGCCAGCAAACGGTTCACCGGCAGCAACGTCACTGGCTCCGAGATTGCTCATGGTCATGCGTACATTGTCTTCGAACTTGCGCCATCTTAGGCCATCGTATCTAAACAGTCTATTGGGTAGATAATCTGTGCGCAGTGCAAACTGTCCGTTGACAGGATTGGCCGGGAATGAAATGCCTGCGGTAAATGGAGCCCCATTAGGAGGTACACCGTCTTTGGTTAGATACCCTTCGTAGCCATCTCCGTCTGTTGGTAGTATCACTGAGCTGGCAGTCTGTCCAACATATATAGCATTACCATCCGTGTCATATAGTAGATTACCTGCTTCGTCGGTGGCCTGTCTTTGTGCATCCACTGTTACAGATCCTGCATCCACAGTGGCTAATTCAACTATTCCGTCGACGTTTCTCTGCAAGGTATAATACTTGCTGGTATCGTAGCCGCTGCGTGGCACATCTGCTTCTGCTTGATCCAACACAGCAGCAGTGATCTGCATTTCTTTTTCATAGGTGCTGACAACATCTCTCAATGTGTCGGCCAGTGCGTAGTAGGTATTGTTAGGTGGAGCTACTCCTGTGACTTCCTGTATGACCTGATATTTTTTACCGTTAGCTGCTAGTACTATATCACCGGGATAGTATGTGATGCCTGCGTTATAAGTGCCCTGATAAGCATCGCTGTCAGCAATACCATCTAGAATCTGTTTGAATTCTTGACTGTCTACTAATGGTTTGCACTTGGCACGATATAAATGCGGGTACCATGTGGCTGAAAATCCCTCTGCTGCTCTACTAACTTCTTCTATCACGAAGAAACGTTTCAGGGCAAACGTCAAATCATTCAAAGCATATTCATCTTTGAGATGCGGCAGTTCTATTACGTCGCCTGCTATGATTTTACGACCTAGTTTTTCCACAGTGTCTGTGATGTGGAACGTAATAAAGATTGTGTCATTCTGTAGAAATAGTCCAAACTGGCTGAGGTTGAAATCGATGTCAGATATATTGTAGACACCTCGCATGACATAAACATCGGGATCGTACTTGCGATCTCGATTTTCTAAAAACAACAGATCCTGTATGTTTGTTACATTATCGGTGGCATACGTGGGGGTGCTGGGAGTGTCGCCTTGTATTGCGGCCCCTGTTCCTATATATCTGTGAACCAGTACATCTGTGCCTCCAACCTGGAACATTTCCCAGGCGGATCTATCTATAAAGCGGAAATCGTTGCCCTTTTCGGGACGGTATAAACTGAGTCTTGGCATAGTAGTATATTTACCGCTACGATAAATAACAGTATGAGCACATCAGATCAAGCCAAAAACTCTGTTTACAATTACTGCAAAGCCATGCTAGGCGATGGTATGGTAGATGTAGAATTAGATCCCATACACTACGATACAGCACTTAACCGTGCTCTAGCAACTTTCCGTCAGCGCAGCGATAACGCTGTAGAGGAAAGCTATGTATTTTTAACACTCACCGAGAGCACCAACGAATATATACTACCTAAAGAAATACAGCAGGTACGCCAAATATTTCGGAGATCGGTAGGATCGAGAACTGGTAACGGCACAGGCGGCACAGTGTTCGAACCATTTAATTTGGCCTATGCCAACACCTACCTATTAAGCTCAACTAACATGGGTGGCTTGCTGACCTATGAACTGTTTAGTCAGTATCAGGAACTGGTTGGAAAAATGTTTGGTTCTTTTATTAATTTTACCTATCATCCTCAGAGTCGCAAGCTGACAATTCATCAACGTCCCCGCGGTGAGGAAAGTGTGATGCTACAGGTATACAATACCAAGCCTGACTTTTCTATCATAGATGATGTATACTCGGGGCAATGGATCAAAGACTACAGTTTAGCCAACTGTAAAATGATGCTAGGCCAAGCACGAAGCAAGTTTGGACAAATAGCAGGCCCACAGGGCGGCACACAGCTCAACGGCACAGCACTGATCACTGAAGGCCAAACTGAGATGGAAAAACTCATAGATGATTTGATGAAATTGGTTCCCGGCGGTAGCGGCTATAACTGGATAACTGGTTGACCTTATAACTAATCTATATTATAATGTCTTTATAGGAGACATTTATGATCATAGGCGTATGCGGTTTTATAGGCTCGGGCAAAGACACCGTGGCCGATTATCTAGTTAATTTTCACGAATTTCGCAGAGAAAGTTTTGCGTCGACACTCAAAGATGCCGTGGCCAGTGTGTTCGGTTGGGATCGAACCATGCTGGAAGGACGCACAGCACAGGCTCGTGAGTGGCGAGAACAGGTAGATACTTGGTGGGCAGAACGCTTAGATATGCCCACACTAACTCCTAGATGGGTACTACAATACTGGGGTACAGAAGTATGTCGTAGATCGTTTCATGATGATATATGGATCGCTTCATTAGAAAACAAACTACGCACCAGCAAAGACCACATAGTTATTTCAGACTGCAGATTTCCCAACGAAATTAAATCAATTAAAGACGCAGGCGGTCAGATTGTTTGGGTGCAGCGTGGTGAGTTACCTGAGTGGTATGCAGATGCTATCAGTGCTAATCAGGGCAACAACGTGGGTCTCAACGCTATGAAGATGCGCAAAATACATGCATCGGAATGGGCATGGTTAGGCAGTGATTTTGACAGCATTATCAACAACAATGGTTCTATCGATGAGCTGTATGAGCAGAGTGCGAATCTAGTAGTCGGCCACAAGATCACCTTGGCGCCACGTGATTCCTTCTTTGCCTAAGATTGCAGCACAGTTCAAGCATATAGTTTTGAGATTGTTGGGTCTGCAGTTATTGAGATTTTCATCTATGTGGAACACACGAAACACCTCAGCGTGTTGAGATCGACATCCACATTTTTCACACACGGTCTTGGGTTTGTATCCTGCACGTTGCCAACGAGGCACATGCGCACCCGCACCGTGTGATAAACAGATTTCACACAGTGTTCTATAGTAGGCACGAGTGTCTTTGTAGTAATTAATGGCTCTAGGTCGCTGTGCGCAGGCCTTGCAGAGTGGTCGCATCTGATATTTACCCTTTTAGACCCCTTTTGTTATGTGTCTAACTGGCTGTTTTTGGAACAGAATGCTAAATATTATGAGCAACTATTACCAGGAGAATAGGCGATATGGCACTAACATCACCAGGCGTACAAGTTACGGTAATCGACGAGAGTTTTTATACACCAGCAGAACCTGGTACGGTCCCTCTTATTGTCGTAGCTACAGCCCAAGATAAAACAAACGGAGCTGGTACAAACACAGCTTCAGCAACAACCAAAGCAAATGCCGGCAAAGCATTTAAAGTTACTAGCCAGAGAGATCTTACAGATCTTTTTGGGATTCCGTTCTTTGAGCAGACAGCGAGTTCAACTCCAATTCATGGCTCAGAGCGCAACGAATATGGACTATTAGCAGCTTACAGCTTGCTAGGTGTCAGCAACGCGGCATTTATTGTTCGTGCTGATGTAGACTTAGACGAACTTGCAGCATCAGTTGACGCCCCGGGAGCAAATCCAGTAAACGGCAAATGGTGGTTGGACACACAGGCCACAACTTGGGGTATCCAAGAGTGGAACAGCGCCGCAGGGTCAACTGTAGGCGGACAGAAATTTACCAACAAAGTGCCATTGGTACTAACAGATGCAGATTTTCCTTCCAAAATTGAAAACAATGCACCTAAGACTTCAGTAGGACAGATTGGTGACTACGCAGTGGTATTTCAAACTGTTGAAGGTGACACCAGCTACGGCACAGCAGAAGATCTTGCAAGAATCTATTACAAGTCTGCTGGCAACGGCCTAGTTGCAGGCGGCGGCACACAAGTAGACGCAGGTGAATGGGTACTGCTTGGATCTAATGCATGGAAGGCCAGCTGGCCTGTGGCAACCAGTTCTACATTTGCAGGCACACAGTCAGGTACTTTGTTTGTCAACAGCACTTCGGTTGTCGCAGGAAATGTGACCACAACCGCAGCTAACATTAACGCAGCAGCTATCACAGGTGTAACTGCTAAAGCATTGGCCAACAAGTTATACATTTATTCAGACGGTACTTCTGTTGCTGACGGCGCTGCTGGTGCAGACTCTACTGGTGCAGATGGAAGAATATTCCTAGACAACGGCACAGCATCTTGGGCCACTCTTGGTATCACCACAGGTGAGTACATCAGTCCTACACTGCAACAGACACCGCATACAGATGTACCTACTTTTAAACGCAGCGACAACACCACTACAGTAGAAGGTGCTGCTACAGGTTCTGTATGGATCAAAACTACAGAGCCAAACAGAGGTGCTAGATGGAGAGCCAAGCAATGGAGTTCAGCTACATCATCATGGGTGGCATCGGAAGCTCCTATATATGCATCTACCAATGCTGCACTGTACTATCTAGATCGCAGTGGCGGTGGTGCTAATATTGGTTCTGACACCTTGTTTGTGCAGAGCAATGCACAAGAAAACAGTGGGTTTGATACAACACCTAACACCGCTGAATTCCGTGTTTGGTACAGAAATATATCACCTGGTCAAGGCACCAGCGTAACCAGTAATATCATCAAGAGCGGTACATTTACTGCTGCTTCTACAAGAGTGTTTACACTTGCTGAAAGCATTGTGGGTCAGTTGGCTTTAGATGCAGCCAAGACAATCACCTTGAGTACTGCTACTAGCAATGCACCAACTGGTGACAACACAGATGCAGATAAACTTGCAGCAGCTATCAACGCAGCTGGATTTACAAATATCGAAGCGTCGGTGGTAGCTGTTTCAACCACTCAAAGCAGATTGGTAATCACACACAATGACGGTGGCGATTTTAGATTAACAGACAGCACAGGCACCCCACTATCTACACTGTTTACTCCATACAATCTCAAAACTAGAGAAGGCACACAAAACTTCTATAATATTTCGTTGGGAAGTGGAGCAGTAGGTGCAGAAGATCTTGCTACCGGAGCTTCAGACGATTATCTAGTATCAGGATATAAACCATTGGCTGCAGACAATCCAAGATTTGCAGCAAGCCCAGACGCTCCGTTAAACGAGCCAGCCGATCAACAACTTTGGTATAATCCTAACTTTGCAGATGTGGATATTATGATACACAACGGCAATACATTTGTGGGATACAGACATCTAACAGCACCGTACTACGAAGCTGCTACAACCACACTGAGAACTGGTTATCTACCAATAGTAGCTGCCAGCAACCCGTATGTATCAGGTGTAACAGTCACAGGTGATCTGTGGATCAGCACAGCAGATCTAGAAAACTTCCCAACTATATATAGATACAACAACAACCTATCAGAGATCGGTGATGTTACACTACGTTGGGAGTTGGTAGACAAAACAGATCAAACCACAGAAGAAGGTGTGTTGTTTGCAGATGCTCGCTGGAACACAGCAGGTACTGCATCAAGCCAATCTACTATAGAAGATTTGATCACTAACAATTTCTTAGATCCAGATGCTCCAGATCCAGCACTGTATCCAAAAGGCATGTTGCTATGGAATCTAAGACGCAGTGGCGGTAATGTCAAGCAATATCGCAACAACTACATCGACACAGCCGGTGACAATCCAAGAACCAGCACAGCAACATTGGCAGGTTCGGCTTTTGTCAGCGGCGCAGGACTAGCTATGGATGCATACTACCCAGATCGTTGGGTCACTGCGTCAGGCAACAACGAAGACGGATCAGGTTCATTTGGTCGCAAGGCACAGCGCAAAGTGGTTACACAGGCGTTGAAATCAGCCATTGACACAAGTCAAGAGATCCGTGATGAAGAACGCAGAAACTTCAACATCATAGCTTGCCCAGGATATCCAGAAACAATGAGTAACCTGGTTAATCTCAACATTGACAGAGGTATCACTGCGTTTGTAGTAGGTGATACTCCATTGAGATTACCTGCAGACGCTACATCGTTGAACAACTACGGTACTAATGCAGAATTAGTCACAGACAACGGCGATGACGGTATTGTGACATACGATGAATATTTGGCCACATACTATCCAAATGGATTTACCACTGATCTAAGCGGTTCTAATGCAGTGGTGCCAGCAAGCCATATGATGCTAAAGACTATTGCACTCAGCGACAACGTCAGCTTCCCATGGTTTGCACCAGCAGGAACAAGACGCGGTGGTATTACTAATGCAACAGCAGTTGGTTACATTGATGCAGCTACAGGCGAGTTCCAAACTGTGGCATTGAACGAAGGGCAACGTGATACATTGTATGACTTGAAGATCAATCCAATTCCGTTCTTCAATGGAGTTGGCTTAGTAGCATATGGTCAAAAAACTCGTGCAAGAAATGCAAGTGCATTGGATCGTATCAACGTAGCACGTTTGGTAGTATATCTACGTAGCCAGTTGAACAAGTTAGCTCGACCATATCTGTTTGAACCTAATGACAAGATTACAAGAGACGAAATTAAACAAGCGGCAGAAAGCCTATTGTTAGAATTAGTAGGCTTGAGAGCAATCTACGACTTTGCGGTTGTGTGTGATGAAAGCAATAACACTCCGTCTCGTATCGATCGCAACGAACTTTATGTTGATATCGCTATAGAGCCAGTGAAAGCCATTGAGTTCATTTACATTCCATTGCGTATCAAGAACACAGGAGAAATTTAAAAATGGCAATTACATCGCTTAACAACATTGGTATTCCAACAACTAATGCGGCAGGCAGTACTCAGGTGCTGTTGATGCCCAAGTTAAAATACCGTTTCAGAGTTACACTGTTGGGATTTGGAGTTGCCGCAGCAACAGAACTTACCAAACAGGTACAGGATGTTACAAGACCCAAAGTATCATTTGAAGAAATGACTCTGGATGTGTACAACAGCAAAGTTAAACTTGCTGGAAAATACACACTAGAAAATATCACGCTCACATTGCGTGATGATGCCAGTGGTCAAGTACAGAAAATGGTAGGACAACAGATACAGAAGCAGTTCGACTTCATGGAACAAGCTTCTGCACGTTCAGGTATTGACTACAAATTTACCACACGTATTGAAGTGCTAGACGGTGGTAATGGTGCTCTAGTACCAAACACCCTAGAAACATTTGAACTCTATGGTTGTTTTGTACAGAATGCAGACTACGGTGATGCAAACTACTCAACCAACGAGCACATGACAGTGGCACTGACTATTGCCTACGATAACCTATCACAGTTCGCAGCTGGTACAACATCAGTGAGCCCAATAGGCGGTATTGGAGCAGCAGTAGGAAGAACCATCGGCGCAGCTACTACAGGTGCTTCTACAGCACAAGGTTAATTTTAATCTTAAACAAAGCCCGACTAAAAATCGGGCTTTTTTTGTGGCATAAATATTTGTATGGCAAATAAATTCACAAGATATCTAGCAGAGTTTGGCTCCGGCATAGTTGAAGGAGTAACCAAACCCAAAGGACAACTAAGCAATTATCGGCATGCGAGTCGGTTGTTTGTGGATAACAATCTACGATTGTCGCCCAAGACTAAATTCTTATAC